TCTTATGAGGAAGGGACTTGGACGCCTACTATTTCTGGAGGTTCTGCATCAAGCGTGGGGCATGCAACTGCTCAATATATTAAAATAGGCAGCTTTGTGTATGTCGCGTATAACAACGCTGGTTGGACTATGGCATCCGCCACTGGTAGTGCAAAAATTACTGGCTTGCCATTTACTGTATTTACTGAGGCATCAGGGCAGATGTTTCACCTGTTCACCTGTAATCATAATACGGCCGTGGATGGAGGTACAACGGGAGGGCATATAAGTCCTGGCACTACGGAGATGACTTTTTTAGATGCGGCAGCTACTTCTCATGCAACGTACATAAACGGGTCATCAAAGTATTTTATGGTTGCTGGCTGGTATATAGCCGCTTAACGAATAACAAAAAATAGGATTCAAAAATGGCATTAACAAAAGAAGTCCGGTGCGACAAGATCGAAGTTGTAGGTGATTTCAAAGCAATCCAGTGCCGTCAGGCAACGATTATAAAAGAAGATGGAGTTGAATTATCACGATCCTTTCATAGACACGTTCTTCACCCAGACTCAGATATTTCAGGCGAACCACAGGAAACTCAGGATGTCTGCAATTCTGTTTGGACAGATGAGGTCAAGACTGCTTGGGCAACTTTTCAGGCAGAACAAAAAACACCAGGATGACACTAGAAGAAGTCCAAAAAGAGATTGTATCGTTTAAAAACGAGTTGGCAAAAGTTCCACAATTAGAAGCACGGTTACATCGGTTACTTGGTATGGAAGAGATCCTGTTAATACAGCAAAAAGAAAACGAACAGCCTGACCTTAAAATTGCAAAAAAGTAATGGCACTAGAAAAACACTTGGTCCCGGTTGATTTATCAGGATCGTTAAACACCAAAACCGATCAGAAAATGGTTTTGCAATCAGAGTTAACTGGTCTGGAGAATGGCGTTTTTAAGACCGGAAGTACCATCACCAAACGTAACGGATATGGTTCGTTACGAAGAGAGGTGGCAGGGTCTTCTGACGCGATCAGTTCCGGGGATGCACTGGCAACTTTCCAAAAAGAGTTATTACTTTTTTCTGGATCAACCCTTTATTCATATGCATCTGGACTTCGGAAGTGGATTGATAAAGGAAGCACCCAATCAGTGACGGTGGATTCTGATGACATCATTCGTAATGATTACGAACAAAGCCTGCCTGACATTACCTATGGCAATGGTCAAATCCTAACAGCCTGGGAAGACACCCAAGGAGGAATCCGCGTCAGTGTGATGGATTCTGATTCTGGTGCAATCATTCAAAATAATACCTCTATCAGCACAACGGGTGTATTGCCTCGATGCATTGAATTAGCTGGCCGCGTTGGAGTGATGTACATCGAAACCAGTGGCACCGATGCTGTTAAGTTATGCCGAATTTCAGCGTCTGATCCAACGACTTTTGATGCAGCCACTGAACTGGCAAATGATAGTGCCACCAGTGGCCATCAGCTTGCTGTAACAAAGAATGGGACGGGGGCCATTGTAGCCTATGCCGATTCTGCAAGCAAAATAGGGGTGATGTATATCACACCCGATGGAGCATTGGGATCTTTGCTGAATGGCTATGCATACCCAATCCAGATCAATGCCCTGGCAGAAGACTCTTTGGAGATCCTTAAAGATACTTCAAATGATGGCCATTTTTATGTTGCATACTCCAAAAATGCCTCTGGTACCGGGCTTAAAATAACTCGCATCAGCCCAGCACTAATTGAGATCCAAACATTGACGGCGGAAGCAACCAGCACCGCCATCGAACACGTTACGATGAGTCTGAATTCGTCAGATAATATCGAAGTCATTTATGAGCTGGATGCAGCGCAAACCTATAATCATCTGATCAAAAAATGCACCATCACGTATGATGCCAGCAGTTCCTCAATTGACACTCCTGCTGTACTAAAAAGATCCGTTGGATTGGCATCCAAGGCATGGCTTTATGATTCAAAAGTCTACTTTACAGTTTGTCATGAGTCATCACTGCAAAGCACGTTTTTCTTACTCAATTCCTCCGGTCTTATTGTGGCAAAGATATTTACAGGAGTAGCAGGAGAAATTCAATCGAAAGCACCACTGGCTAATTCTATAACAGTGACAGCAGGGATCTACCAGATTCCACTCCAGATCAAAACCAGATTGGAATCAAGAGATAATGATCTTTATTCGCTCAAAGGTATTTCAAAAACAAGTTTGGACTTCACAACGACATCCAATTTCGACACTGAGGAACTGGGGGCGAATCTTTTGTCTGGAGGAGGATTTGTTTCAAATTACGATGGTCAAGTAATTTCAGAACATGGGTTTCACTTATACCCTGAGAATGTAAGTGGTGCAGTAGCTGCGGGCGGAAGCCTTGCTGCCGGAACTTACCAGTTCCGTGTGATCTATGTACACACGGACGCTCAAGGTCAGATATATCGATCGGCTCCTAGTGTCGCCGTATCCGTTACAACAGCATCTTCAAATCTCACAGCTGCTCTAACCATCCCAACATTGCGTCTAACCACTCACACAAATATTATCTGCGAAGTCTTCCGCACCGTGGATGCCGGAACGATTTTCTATAAAGTGGGATCAGTGGCAAATTCAACATCAACAGACACGGTAAGTTTCAGTGATGCGGGTGCCATCAATGACACAAATTTAATCGCAAAAGAGCTTCTTTACTCGACAGGCGGAGTTTTGGAACACGTTGCCCCGCCAGCTGCAAGTGTGATTGGTTCGTTTGCAAATCGGATGTTTGCCGTCAGCAGCGAAAATCCAAAGGTTCTTTATTATTCCCAGAAACGGGCCAAAGGAAATCCAATCGAATTTTCAGATTCACTCTACATCACTTTCAATAAAGCCGCTGAAGTCACTGCTTTGGCAGAGATGGATGAAAAACTGATTGTCTTTGAAGCAGATCGGATTTTTTATCTCACGGGGTCCGGTCCAAATGCCACCGGGCAGCAGAATAACTTTTCTGATCCCCAGCTCATCACTTCAGATGTCGGATGCAGTAACACGCGATCCATTGTCCAGACGCCCAAGGGTCTGATGTTTATGAGCAACAAAGGCATCTATCTGCTGGATCGAGGGCTTTCCACGCATTACATCGGTGCGCCAGTTGAGGCATACAATTCACTTACAATAACATCGGCTATTTTAATCCAGGATGAAAACCAAGTCCGATTTACTGCATCGGATGGAGTGTCATTAATCTATGATTATTTTGTAAACAAGTGGAGTACGTTTACAAATCACCAGGCCAATGGTGCAGTCGTGTGGCTGGAGGATGGTTCCTATGTCTATCTAAGAACCACCGGCGGCTTGTGTTATCAGCAGTCAAGCAACTTCGATGATGCGGGTGCGGCGATTCAGATGAAACTTGTCACCGCCTGGATCAAACCTGCATCGATCCAAGGGTTTCAGCGCGTCCGCCGTGCAGTGGTCCTGGGGGATTTCAAATCAAATCATACTCTGCAATCGAGAGTCGCATACAACTTCCGGCAGTATTACAACGAAACCCATCTTTTTGATTTTATCACTGACCTGGGCGTGGAGGAATACGGCGATGAAACCCCCTATGGAAGTGAAGCCTATGGCGCTGGGTCGAGTGGTGCTGCTGATGGCGTCTACCAGTTTCGTTTTCATCTCAAAGGCCCTCAGAAATGCGACAGCATCCGGTTTGAATTCACAGACACGGTTAGCAGCGATCCGGGGCAAGCATACTCCATTTCAAATCTGATGCTTGAGATTGGATTGAAAAATACTGCAGTCAAACTTCCATCCTATAAGACGGTTTAATTATGGCCTACGAGCAATTTGGGAACTCAATGTCAGAAGAAGATTTGCAGCGCCTTGCTGCAATTTTACGCTCAAGAAATGAGGGTCTGGCCGCCATCAACCAGGATGAAGCGGATCTGCTCCAGGCGTTAGGTGGATCGGCGCAGCCAATGCCTGGAACCTCCGGGTTTGGCGTGGGTGGTGGACCTA